TTCCATTGCCCCAAAATTAGCAATAACACGCTGAGCATAATCATCATGCCAGGCACCCATTTGTTCTAAGGTCATTCCTTCGAACTCAGCAAGCAAAGCCATTTCAGTCTGATATTCTTCTAATGTTTTACCAATATTATCCATAGTGTCCTGAAATTTTTCTTTAAGGTCATCTATGGCTTCAATTTGGTCTTGAATTGCTTCCTTGGCATCATCCAAAGCAGTAATCTGGTCTTCTATTGCCTTTTTAGCATCTTCACGCTCTATTTCGCGAAGATATTCATGATAGGCATCTTCAGCTTCTTTAACCTCACTTGGGTCAGCAACCCATTGCCAACCTTTATCATGAGTATAAAGACGGACTGTTTTATTAGCCTTTGCTCGTTCATAAGCATCTTTGAGCTTTTGTAACTCAAATTCTCTGTCTTCAGCTTCGTAGATTTCGTTTAAAGCATCTAGTTCATCTTGCAAAGCTTCTTTCTTTTTATCAATCAGGTCAATCTCGTCTTCGAGCGGTTTCTTGCGATTTTCAAGAGCTTTAATTGCAGCATTACCTTGTGCTTTTAACAAATCTTGTTGCTTTTTAGCAGCATCTTCTGCGGCATCACCATACATATCAAGAGCATTAACACCCTGTAAAAGAGTATCTGTGCGTTGCCATATTATTTCAATGGCCTGCTCCATTGTTTCAAGATATCCTTCTTCTTGAGCTTTATTAAGAGCAGTTGTTGCATATAGCTTTAACTGAGATTTAGCAAGTGCCAAAGTTGATTCATTTAAATCTGCCTGAGCAGACTCAACAACTTCAAGAGCAGCGGCCTCACTAGTCAAAGACTTGATGGCATCAATACCTTGTTGAACTGCTTTAATGCGCAATTCATTGATGCGCGCTTGTGTAAGCTGCTTAATTGCTTCTTCGTTAAGAGCAATCTGACCATTTTCATCACGAAGTAAATCAAGATAACGTTGGTCAAGCTGTGTTAGTTCTTGTAAAGTTTCAAGAGTGAATACACCCTTAGAAGAATATTCTTGGGCTGCTTTATAAATAGTCGATAAACTGTCTCGTGTATTATCAATTTCTTCATTGATTTTATCAAAACCAATTTGTGACACATCACGCAAGATTAACTCAAGATTCTTAGCTTCTGTAATTGTGGATTTAATACCATCTTTGGTTTCGGAAACATAATTTTTAACCAAATTCCAAGACTGAGCCTGGTTATAAATTATCTCAGACTGGTCACCATTATATTGCAAATCTGTAGGAACAATCCCAGAGTTAAAGGCTTCCTGATAAATTTGTTCTGCAAATTCAATAACTTGTGCCGCAGTTGCAATTTCTCCTTCAAGAAATTCATAGATAGTTTTATCATCTTCTTTGTCGTATAACTTGAGGGCTGCTTCGTACTGTTGTTTGATATCAGTGATTGTTTTTAATTCACTAATAGCATTTTCGTAAGATTCTCGAGTATATTTGCTGTATTTATCAAATTGTGACTGTGTATATTCTGTATTAGTGCCATCTTTGATTTCATTCTGCCAATTTTGTGCCTGACGAAGATTAGAATACAAGAGATATAGAGATTTAGTGCCAAGAACCTCTTGAGTTGTGCCATTATCATCAGAAATAGGCATATAGTTATATGTATTACGCAATTCTTCATAAGTATTTTTCTTAAAAGGATTGCCATCAGAGCCATATAAATCAGCCTCAACTAAACGACGTTTTTCAATTTTTTCTGCAGTTTCTAAAAGATGAATATAATCTTTTAAATAAGCGATGCGGGCATTTTCTGCATCTGTTACACCATTTTTGGACTGTTTATCAAGCAATTCATCAAGTTCTTGGTTGACATCCTGCAATTCGCTAGCTAATTCATCGATTTTGGTTTTTATATTATCGATAGTATGCATCCAATCAGTGAATTTTCTAATACCTGCATTGATTACCACGGAAATCAATAGACCGATGCCCATCTGTAATGCGGAATTAAGTAGTCCACTGGCAACAGCTGCTGCTTTTTTTGCAAAAGTCAATTCTTTAATCGATTGATTATATACCGAAATAGCCTTTTGATTAGCTTTAAAACTTGCATTGGTACTTAATTGTGCCTCTACAAGTTTACGATTTGCATCTGACAGCCCATTATACTGTTCCAAAGCATCTTTAAAGTCATTGCCAGATAACACATACTGTTGAGCAAGAGGCAATTTCGCATTTTCTAATTCATTTTTATTGAAAATGGACTGCATGTGCACCAGAAATGCATCCAATTCATCTGTAACAGCTTTTTTATTCGCTGGGTCAATAAAATCTCTTAATCCAAAAAAACTAAAATAAGATTTTCCATCAACATTCTTGTTAAACAAATATTTATCATGGGCTGCTAAGAATCCCATGAAAACACTGGTCAACAACGGAATCGCTCCCGTAAACTCTGCAACGGCGTCCGTTGCTTGAATAAATCCATTAGTTATATCAAGAATAAATTTAATAAATTCTGAGCTTAAAACAGTATCAGATAGTTCTTGAACTGAGGCGGTAATCTGATTAATTTTACCTGTAATGGAGTCGAGATATTTTTCGTTTTCAGCCATAGCTGAACCCGCAGCATCAGCAGCTGACGTCACAGTTTCTTCTGCTAAACTGAAATTATTTAAAAGAGCAGACAATACGTTAACTTGTCTTGCTCCACCAAGAGTATATAAGAGCGATTGACGACCTTGGTCATCAATCTTATCCCAGACCTGAGATAATTCTTTTAAAATTTGATATGTAGACTTATAGCCACCTGTGGCTTCATCCATAATATCAATCTGTTTACCAAAAGCACCTGTGATAGCAAGCACTTCATTTCGGTATTCAGCAGTTGTCTCAAAAGCATATGATGCGTCTTCACCTAATGCTTCGAGTTCTGTAGCGGTTTTCGTAATCCTAAGAGATAATGTTTTTAAGGCATTACCAACGACCTCTGGATTTTGAATTACACTGTTAGCTGCAACGATAAGCCCGATGGACTCATCAAGTGTATTATTTGTCTCTGCTAACCCAGCAGCAGAACGTGTTAATGCCTCACCAATTCCTTTAGAAGCGATAGGCATTTCATTACCAATTTTATTAAACTTATCAACAATAAGCATAGCATTTTCGGTTTCAATGCCAAAAGCTTTCATCGTTGATATAATACTTTGTGATGCTACTGAAATATCTTCAATACCATCACCAACATTTTTATAAACCAAAGCTGCAGTCGCCAAATCTTCAGCTTCAGACATATCGTAGCCTAAACGGGCAAAATCTGCTGTTGCGGTAACTGTATCAGCAATTGTGGTACCCAACTTTTGAGCTTTATCTGCCGCACGGTCAAGAAATTTTTCATATGTCTGAGCTGTTTCATCAGTTACTTTCTTGAGTTCAGTCATCGCACCATCAATTGCAATGATATCTTGCACAGCTTGAATCGATAATTGTCTAAACGCATTGATGAGTGCCATTACAGCTGCGGTTTTAAAATGCTCATTAAATAGCTTTTTAAATTTATCACCCAAAGATACAGTTTCAAGACCTAACCTTTGTGTTTCTTTACGTAATTCTGAATATTCTCTTTTTAATTCTGCAGAAGTATATCCATCAAGTTCGGCTTTTGACGATAAAGCATTCCATCGAGCATATAGATTTTGGTTTGTTGCAATTTTAGCATTCTGCTGCAAATATACCGCAGACATGCGAGATAAATTACTCTTTTCAGAATTTTGTCTCTCTAGATTTGTGATTGCTCGTACATATGTTTGGCGTCTGGACAATTCAGTATTAATTCTCTGAATATGTTCAAGCATGAGTTGAATTTCTGCTTCTGTCTTTGGCACCAAATCAAAGTGTCCATTTTTTAAATTATTTGCAGTTTCTTGTAAAAGATAATATACTTCTTTTTCTGCATTATCTAAAGGCTGAAATAACTTCTTTGTTTCATCTGAATATGCTGCAAATCTAAACAGTTGCGAATTTAATTTATTTTGAAGCTCTATTAAAGTAGGCTGTCGCGAACTGCCCTGTTTATCTTCACCCTCTGTTGTTTTTAACTTAATAGGAGTTCCTTCAAGTTGTGCTTTAAGTTTGCTGGCTACTGCTTGAGCTAAATTTGTAGCAAATGTTTTAATTGTTTCACTATTTTCTTCAGCAATACTGATATTAAGTTTAATGCCTTGATATTTCTCATTAAGCTCTTTTTCTAAATCTTTAGGAGGCTTGGCTTCTTTGTCGATTTCAGGGGTCACTTTAACAGCCACTTTTGTTTCTTTATATTTGTTGGTGACCGCAGTTTGAAAAATATCCTCTTTAGTCCCAGGTACTATATCAACCGGGACGGTTAATCTCTCATCAGCCATAATTTCTCCTTTCTACTCCTATATAAAAAGGTGAGAGGATAAAACCTCTCACCATATAAAAGTGTTATATTAAAATAATTTTTGTAATTCACTCACAAGTTTACCTTTATTAGCTTGCAAATTTTTTCTTGCATCTCCAATAAATGGTTTAGCATCACGATAATAATTTTCTCTATCATCAGGCCGTCCAGCCTTTATCCATACAAACACATCAAACCACGAGCCATTATTAATCCATTCCGAAAAAAGAGTATCACTATTGTTGTGTAATTGCTGACCAAAAATTGAAGGTCTTGGTTTAGCTTTTGAATAAGCTCTAACACCATATGTTTTACCATTGATAAAAGTCTCAAAAGCAATCTGTTCATAAGATGTGATACTCTCTGATTTATCCCAACGGGTCGTATTACCACGTACATTTTTATGAATGGCATTAATCAATGCATCCTGAATTACTTTAGAAGATGCCGAATTTTTATTGGCCATATCTGCCTGACAAATTTGTTGAACAGCCCTCATAAGCTCATCAAAATTCGCATACTGCTCGGCCATACAACTCACTACTCCTGTCTATACATACCTTTCAGAATATTGACCATCTCTTTTTTATCATTCATCTGATTTACTACCTGCAACAGTTTGAACAGCTCGCTGATATCTACTGCAGCAAATTCTTTGTCATATTTAGACAAAATACTTTCGAGATAATCAATAATACCTTCGAGTGGGTTTTTCTTGGTTTTAATTTCAATTTCCTCTTTTGTTGCCTGGAGCAAAGACTGGTAATCCGCATAGTTAATGTTCTGCATCAAAAATTCATACAGTCCACTGCCACAAGCCAGATTAGCAGCTTCACGCTGACCTGTTGGCACAGTAACATTGGTGTAAGCTTTCAATGTTTCACAACGAACACCAAAGTCGTACATCAACGGCAAATATTCATCATTTTCATTTACGCACCAAGACATTACTTTGCCGATAAAGGAAATTTTTTCATTCATTGTCAAAAAAGGTTTATACTTAATCGTATAGCCCATATATTCCATATCACACTGAGGCGCATCTTTATAAAGTTCTTTAAGTTCACCAACCAGTAATTTATTTTTCTTACTCATTTGTTTTTCTCCTTTTATTCACTTTTCTCTCTGCGTACTTTGAACAAACAAAGTCTTTAATTTCTTCCTGAATACGGCCTTCTTCTGCTTTATGTAAAATGGAACAGCTTCCACTTCTAAAGCGAGAACAAGATATGCATTTGTCTACAAATTTGTCATATATAAAAACATCGTCAAAAATGCCAATATAGTCCACACAGCTGATTTCAATTTCGATTCGCGGATTTACAGTGTCATAATATATTCGGTTAACGCGGCTACACACCACATTATCATCCTTCCAAATCAACTGACTGTCCGTAATAGCATCCAAAAGACATTTATCATAGTTTGGGGCATCCATATCAATACGAGGGAAATAAAATACCATATCAACATAATAGTGCGTATCATCAACAATATTTACAGACCAATTTTGTTTCTTAATTTCTTCTGCCACATATTTGGCAAACATAGCTTTATACAGTTTAGCTTCCGCTTTTGTATAAACACAAACTTTACCACCAAAACTTCGATAACCTAAATAATGGTTAACGCTTGGAGGAATAGGGGATATTAATTTTAATTTCATAGTCATAAAATAAGAGGCGGGGTAACCCCCGCCTGTATTATTCTTCAGTTTTTACAACAGGTTCAACCTGTTTAACAACTTTTTTCACTTTTCTTGCAGCAATCTGTTTCTGCCATTTGTCATAACATTCAGGACTGCATACAATCTGTTTGTATGGATATTTTTCAACACCCACAGCACAACAGTAGTAGTCTTTCCCACATACTTTGCACTTAAAATTTGGCTTTTTCATAAAAACCTCCAATTATTCTACAATGTACCATTCCCAGAGACGTTTGCTGGAAGAGCATACGCTGGAGAGAGCTTCAGCAGAAAGTGCATGTACAGCTGGTTCATTACCGAATGTGATTGTAAAGTTACCATCAATTTTTGCATTAGGGAATACAAATTTTGTATGATAAATAACATCAGGGTCACATACATCACGGCATGTTACGTCAAGCACAAGACGGCCAGATTTTGAGAATTCGTCCTGAGAGTTTTCATATTTAACACCGGTTACTGCATAACGGTCATAGAAAATAATGATTTCTGTGTCAGCAGTAAATTCATCAGCACCGAATGTAAGTTTTTTGTTTTCAGCATCTACTGTAAATACGCCAGTACCTGTAGCTGTACCAACAGTAAGTTTTCTGTCCTGTGCACCGTTTCTGAGTGTCCATACTTCTTTTACTTCTGCACCTTCTACACCTACTGGAACATAAGAAAGTGTTGCAGATGTAGCTTTTGCAGCCATATTGATAATTTCGTAGTCTGGAACAAGCAGTGGAGCTTCTTCTGTAGCTTTAACTGCAGAACCACCAATCTGTGCCAAGAGAGCACCACCTACGATATAACCGTTGTTGCAGCTAAATCTAGATGTTTTATTTCTGTCCAAAGCAGCAAGACGAACACCGTTTTTACCTGTGCCGTATACAACTTCAGAACCATTTTCAATGCTACCATCTTTAATCTGGTCAAGCATAAAGAGAAGCTCGCCTGTTGAAATGCCGAACAGAGTAGCCATATCAATGCTATCAACAACGAGTTTTTCAGCATTAATCATAGATTTTTCCTCCTATAAAATAATAAAAGGCTAAACGCTTCCGTTCAGCCAATGAATTTTGTCCATATTTATTTTTTTGCTATCCACAGTACCACCATAGATACCCTGCATAACATAATTAAAGTCTTTATTTTTTTGTATCTGTTTTACGCTCTGATAAAACTGATATATATTTAAAGACCACACCGAAGTGTAGTCATATTTAAATTCTGCCGTATTTACTAAGGCAACAATAAGAGGGAAGAAGCGGTCTTCCTTCTTTTCTTTTCGTTGATATTTTAGGCGACGCCGTTCTTTTTCAATAGTATATTTATATGTGTGTTCATTGCCCGGCTTATCGGCGCGACGAGCAAAGTTGTGAGTTTGACGCAATATGTCAACAACTCGCAGGTAAACGGCCTTGTCAAAAATTTTATCGTCGAGGGCCAAATAATATTCTCCTGTAACAGGATTGGGTTCTTCAGATAGTTCGAATTTTGTAATATCAAAGTCACCAAAGACCAAGCGTAACCCTTGCTTATCTCGTTCACTAAACTGCCTATATATCATTAAAAAGAATTCATAATCATCAATTTCACCATAGTTCATTCCTGCATCATGAAGTACTAACTTAAAATCAGATGGAGTACTACAGAATTGATAAACTGCATTGAGATATTCTTCATCACCAAATGCCTTGATTTCCTGTAAAAGAGGTATCCTCAAGCTGATGAAATCATTGATACAATAACTCTCACCACATAAAAATTTCATCTTATACATTAAGCTACCTCGACACTATCTGCGCTTTTGGTAACGATGGTTGCCATCTTCAATGCTATTACTTTTTAAAGCGTAAAATTTCAGATTACGATAATAAAAATTGTAGTTTTCAAAAACACCTTCTTGCTCACCAGCAAGTTTCAAAGTCAAACCCATAGTATTATTCCAGTTGAAAACTTCGATAATGTCACCGCCCAAAATATCTGTACGCGTGCCTTTTTGTCCGGGCACACGTAAAGTTGGGAGTGCACATATAATTGAAAATATTACTTCAACACGTTTATACAAAGGGTTATCTGCAATATCAACAGTATCAACTTTTACACCTATAAAATTGCCAACCTTTTCTTGTATACCTGGCAATTTAATATATGGAAATATACATGTCCACTCAGCAGTATCTGGTTCTTCTGGATTCATATCAGGACAATCCAAAACCTCAATAATGTCTGTATTGGTGTATAACTTTTTAATGATTTCATCTTTAAACTTTGTGATTTCAGCCAGTTTATTTGCATCTCTCATTAATTAGTCACCTCTACTTCCACTTCAGCTTTAGATTTGCCGGACTCATCGGAAAATTCCAGAATGATAGTTTTACCCGCAAGACGCATATCATTTTCAGCAGTTAATAATAATTTATTACCTTCAACAGAATATGTAATGCCTGTTAGTTCTCCGATATCATAAGAAACTTTCCAAATGCCAATAACATCTGAATTAACAAATTTGCCAACAAATGCTTTTGTAGAGCCACCAACTCTTATGACAGGAGAACCATAGTAACTGATTTCAGCAACACTAAACACATCAGTGGTTTCTGCACCAGGTTCAACATAGTCACATATTTCTAATTCTTTATTGTCTGTTTCTGGATTATATAAGTCCTGTTCTAGGTTTAAAATAATAAATCCTGCAATTTCACCGTCACGGTCATAACGCTGTGTCATACTATCAACAGAAACAACACGGTAGGTTTTTGGTTCGTCGCCAATAATTTCCATCATAAAGCGTTTGCCGATATCAATCAGTTCACTTTCTTTTGTAAATGGTATCTGCACGCGGAATTCACGTGTAGACATTTCCATCTTCTGTGTTGTTGATAAGTTGGAATAATATGGTTTTTCAACAGTTGCCCACAATGAAAATACTTTTTTTGAAACAGGGTTTTGCCAAGTAATCTGACGGTTACACTGCTGCATATAGCCACGGGTGATAATATCATTATCCAAGTCACGCTGTGTTATCAGCCAGTGTGACCCATTCCAAAATACAATTTGTCCAACATCAAAATCTTCGTCAGGCATTGCATAAATAGTTTTTGCAGTAATCTGCTGTGTATTTACAATCAGCAGATTGCGTGGAACATCATCAATCTCTACCTTTTTAAAATTAGGGGAATGTTCTGCAAATTGATGTATCTGATATTTTTCCATATTGATATATTGCTCATGTGGATTCGCACCAAAAGCAGAAATACGTTTACGATATCGTGAAAGCATACTTATACCTCCTCAATATCTTCTTTAATATCTTCAATCCAAATTCTATCAAGGAGGTCATGACATCTTAATATCTGTTTCCATAAAACGTCATGATTACATTCATTTTCTACAAAGAAATTTACAATATTTAAAATATCAATATAACTTCGTTCCGTTTTTAATTTTGGGAAAGTTACAATTGCTCCTTTGATTTCTATTGCAAGATTTTTTGCATAAATAGGGAAACTTGCGGGAGTTTCTTCATATATATATAGCATTTTATGAATTTTACCATGAAGGATTTCAATATATTTTTCTATCATAAACTCAAATCCCCCAAGTCTGCATGATTATATGAATAATCATTTATTGCATTTTTAAAAGCATCAACAGCATCATTATAAAGTCCACGTTTTTGTGACATAATTTGCTGTGGTGCAAAAAATGTCGCATCTTTAAGATTCATAAGATTATGCATTGCGTCTGCTTTATAAAGTTGTGGCTTCAGCCACTCTACGACCATGCCTTTAACAATAATCTTGATAACTTCATCATCCAAGTCATTGTTAAAATGAAACAGAATATCATCACGGTCTGAAAGGTCGATGAGACAAACCCTGTCAAATTCTGCACAAGCAGCCCTCATATAGCCATAAGCGTTGTTGACAATTTCTTGGTCAGAATAATTCAGCATTTTGTAGTCATCGATTTCGTCAAGAAAAGACTCAACTACGGTCAGGTAAGAGGTTGCCATTATTGCCTCCTTAATTAAGCCTGAAACAAGTCATAGCCAATAGCTTTACCAAGTTCACGAACCACAATGATGTCTCTAAGGTCTCCGTCTTCAATCATACGTTTTGCTGCAATTGCAAGTGCTGTTTTTGCTTCTTCTGGCATAGCTTCAACCTGTGCGACAATATCTTCAAGTTTCTGTTTAAACAGTTCATCAAGATTTGTCAGGTCAACAAAGTTTTCAAAATATTCTTCGACGCGCAAATATTTAATAACATCTGCAGCATTGTCACTTACAAATTTAATCCATTTATTTTTGAAGAATCCACGCTGAGTATTTCTCATTGTAGTCAGTTCTTCAACAGTCATAGGATTTGTCATACCCAAAGAAGGCCAATCAATTGTCTCATTTGTTTTCTTTGATGTATAAGTCAGCAAACCGGCAAAGTTACTCTGAACAGTCACAATTGTGTCAGGAGTGATTTTTTCAGCAGCTTTCATATCAGCAAACTGTTTAAGAATTGCAGCAATTTCTGCTTCAGAAAAACCAAAAGTGTTTACAGGTGCCGCAGGAGTTTCCATAACTTCCTGTACAATTTCTTCTACAGTTTCTTTTGGAGCTGTTTTCTTTGTGGTTGTTTTAGTTTTTTTTGTTTCAGATTTTGGGTTTGTATTACTCATTTTATCTCCTTTTATTTCCTACAAGAAAAGAGGGGATATACCCCTCTTTGTCTTAATTATCTTTATTATTCAAATGTGTACATACCAAGCACAGAAGAAAGAACTACCATACAGCCGTATCTTTCAATGTATGTATATTCCTGAGAAAGGTCAGAATTTTCCATAGAACTCTTTTCGATGATGATTGGGTCACCTTCGTTAACGAATTTAATGAACTGGTCATCAGCTGCTACAACCCAAACTTTGTTGTCAGGGAGCATAAATTCTGTTGTACCTGCACGGTGAAGGTTTCTTACAGATGTCATTTCGATGCCTTTAAGTCTGCCGTAGTGGCCGATGTTGTAAAGGTCAGATTTAGCTTCGTCAGAAACATCAGCTGTAGAAATTTTTCTAAGAGCAGATTTAGTACCGATAATTCTTGCTGGTTTGCCTGTTGCAGCTTCAACATGTTCAGCAAGTGTGATGAGTTTTTCTTCATCATAAGAACCAGCAATTACATATGTGTCACTGAGAAGATTTGTTGCTTTGTTAATGCCAGAGAAAGCTGTGTAGATTTTTTCATATCTTGCTTTCATAACAGCCTGAGCAACTTTATCCACAAATGTGTTCCAAGAAACACGACCAGCAAGGAGACGGTCAAGTTCTTCATAGATTCTGATGCCGAATGTTTTTACTGGTACAGCAACTGTGGATTTTTCACCAATTCTCTGTCTACGAGGTGTGCCGATACCACGTGCCATTTCAGCAACGAAGAGTTCAGAACCACCTTCAACTTCAAATTCGTTGAGGTCGCCATCTTTCATATTGATATATTCAACACGGTCGTTCCAGAATTCATTACCGGAAAGGCCTTCTTCAACAACCTGGTTGATAGCTCTTGTAACAACTCTGAACAAGAGTTTGTTATCATATCTTGGGTCAATTTTGTCAGAACCGCCGTTGAGTTCGATAAGTTTATTGCGGAGTTCTGTTTCAGCATCTTTGCCGTTTGTAAATTCTGTCTGTACTCTGTTGTAGTAAACATCAAGACCAAGTCTTACAATATTTTCCATATTTTAATCCTCCTGTATTTTGTAATTAAGCAACTTTGATTACGTAGTATGTAAGAGAACCTACAACTTCTACGTCAATGCAAGTGCCAAGTGCGAGTGTGCCGTCTGCAACGATTTTGCCGTCTGTTACGCCCATTGCAGCACCTTTTGTTGGGAGAGATTCACCAAAGTATTCTGCAGTAAGAGAGAATACGTCATTTTCACAGAAACGATAAACACGAAGTGTTGCTTCTGCGTCATTTACAAAGTCTGTAAGCTGAGATTTGCTTTCTTCATACATAACTTCTGGGCAAGCAACGAGATACATTGGTTTACCTTCTTCGGAAGCAAGTGTTGCTTCAAAAATTTCTCTTTCGCCAGCTTTAAGGCCGCCGAGCTGTACAACAGTACCATTAACAATTGGTTCTTTAGCGCCTACAAGCACAGCGCTATTAAGTTTTGTGCCGTCGTGTGTGCCCTGCATATTGTCAAGGCGAACAACTGGATATTTAGCCATATTAGTTTCCTCCAATAATTTTTAAATTAAAAAATGTTGCCATATGGATTTTCTGCAGCTTTAGGAGCAGAAATTACTGGCAACACAATTGATTTATTCTTTTCTTTTTTTGTAAATTTTGTATGCTGTTTGCCTCTAAGAGCAAAACATTTTTCTTCAAGAGTTTCGGCAGGCATGTTAAATGTGCCATTTTTAAATTCTTCTACAAGCAGCTGGAATTCAGATACTTCTTTCAGGTCTTCAAAGTTTTCAAAAACTTCATTGATAGCAGTGTTATATTGCTGCTGTTCAATGTTTTCTTTGAATTCTGTAAGAGCCTGAACTTCTGCATTATCTGTAGAATGATTTTCTTTGTATTCATCAAATTCTTTAGTCATTGCTTCAAGTGTCGCATTGATAGTGTCAAGTTTAACAACTTCTTCACTAGTAAGATATTTCACAAATACTTTTTCTTTTGTGCCGTCCAATGTTGCTGTACCTTCAGATTCAATAAATGTATAAGCCCATCTGAAATTCTGAGATGACCATTCACCGTTATAAATTTCTTCAGATACATAAGCAAAATTATCATCGAAGTCAAGCAAGTAATATGAAATACGCTCAACAACGCAGCCATCATCATCACGTTTTACATAATTAGGCAATGCGCCTTGGATAGCTCTGCGCTTTGTTTCATATGTGGATGTGAATTCTTTTGTTGGTTCAACTACCACACCTTCAACTGCTACGCCATCATCTGTTTCTTCTACAACAGTGCCTTCAACTGCACCTGCTTCAAAAGATTCTTCAATTACTGTTTCTACTTCAGCAGTTTCTGTTGTTACAGCGTCCACATGAGCAACGTCTGTAAATTCAGTAGTAACTGTAGCTACTGTTTCAATTCCGTCAGCTGCTCTGTCAAGTTCATTCACAACAGCGTCGTTTATAACTTTTGTGTCCAATTTCTCTAATCCTCCTTCTAAACTAAACTGTTTGAGGTCTTCAAGCATAAGAGAGAATTGCTTTGTATAATCACTAACTGCTTTATCTGTACCAATTTGCATACAAGCATCTTCAAAGCAAGGCTCAACTCCAATTGCACACAGGGCAGCAAATTCAAACTCATTAATCGTGCAGCTACCATCTTTTTCTACAGTATAGCTGTCACCATCATAGAGATTGATTTCCATACTTTGCCCAACCTCTCCCTGTGATAAAATGTAGGAAGTAGCAGGAGCACGGTTCCATAACAGAACTTCTGTCATCAAATATTCTGTACCATTAACATCCTCCCACCATTGTTTTGCACTCTCAGGCACTATGCCAAAAGGTGTCGTTGCATTTATAATCTGCATCTTACCCTCGGAATCGGTGACAATCTTGAGGTCGTGTCCACCAAGAGTATTTGTCTCGATGCTATAATTCGCAACCAACGGTACATTTTTCAAAGAGGGGAGAGCTTTATTAAAAGTTTCCTTACTGATATTACTATTGTTTCTGTTGTGACCAGCATAGGCTATTGCACACTGACCATACTTAAATGTTTTGTTGACAGGTTTAACTTGAGAAAAATTCATCTGAAAATTGAGTCCCAATCTTCGTTTGTCCATTTTTTGTTGTCACCACCTTCCATTTTGAGAATTAAAAGTCAATCCGTACTGAATCTGATAAAATGCACTTATCTTTTAATACAGGATTGTTTATATCAAAAGAAAACTGTGATGCTTTTTTAAGGCACCACAGTGGTTTCTTTTCAATATCATAGGTGAGAGACACTAAAGTACAACCTGCTGACAAAAGCATATCTTTTGCTTTTTCATCAATTGTATATATAAACATTATGCCCTCTTTTCTTTATTATTGTTTTTCCTGAGTTTTTTCGCCCTCATCGGTGATTTCTCCGACTTCACCTACGGGACGACCAGCTTCACCTTCAGAATCTGTAGGAGAAGTGCTCATTGTGTTTGAACTCTGCAAAGGTTTAAATCTGCCTACAAGCCCTAATACTTCATTTTCAAGATAGCTCAAACCTTCTGCATCATCTGGGTTTAAACCAACCGTTGCACAGTAGGCACTGATTGTTGGCATACCATATGTCGCAGCTTTAAGATATTGGTCAGCCATTTCTTTTCTGTTGAATGGGCTGCAGTCAATAAAGTTGATTTTAAAATCTTTGCCAAAACTTTGACTATGAAGCAAGCGGTTCAAAGCATCTTCGATACTTTTTACGATGCTAAAAGTAATTGCCTGGTCAGCTTTGATGGAAAGTGCCAGAGCATTTGCGGAAGCTTTATCATTATTAAACAGCAAACTGGAAACACCAGCTTCAGAAAATACAGTGCTTTCTGCCTCTGCAACTTTGTCAACATCAGTGGCTCCGCTTTTATTGAAGTCAATCTTCTCAATTGGCATTGGTGTCAACACGCTGCCAATCTGTGATGGCAATACGCCACTAAGATTTGACCAAAATTCTTTTGCCTTATTAAAGTCCATATCCCAATGGCCATCTGTCATACCAAGACGCATCACAAGCAAAGCATAGTTTTCAAGCTCTGTCTGGGTCAGTTTCAAGTCCTGATAATCTGCCAAATCATAAATGGAAGCCAACACTCCAGCCATAGGTGGTAATGGATAGTTTTTAATATCATCATTCACTTTGATAGCAAAAGAAGTAGGGGAGTCTAAATCCTGATAACGTAATTTTCTATCTCTTTTATATGCATTGTATTTTGTTGTAAATTCTGCAGGATATAGAGGCAAATATTTAGCATTACGGTCAAAATAAGAAAAGTCGAAGTTTACATTCGAAACATTCCCTTCGATGGACGCAATAGTACAATATTCACTTGGTAACTGTTGAATTGTAACGGTATCGTTATATACCCAGCAGGTTGCATAATATACGTCTTCACGTAAGCATACTACAAGAATATCTCTGCCCTGAGTTTTAATATTCATTGAATCAACAAAGGAAATAGTTTTCAGCCAATTCTTTTTCATCTTATCTGGCTTTGTTTTTGTAGTATCAATATTATTTGTACTAATATAGTATGAGAGGTCGGTAAGGCCCGCAAAATACTGGATAATTCTCCAAAAACGAGAATATGCTCCATAAGCATAAATTACTGAATCTCTGATACTTACTTCATTCTGAAATGGGTCTTTCAGATATTCTTTAATCTGTGCCTTTGTGTATTTATTAAAGGTTGGAGAGTTAGGATTGTTGTTCATATCTCTCAAGATTACACGGTTAAGTGTTTTTGCATAATCTTGGCGTCGAGCAGTCCCACCTTTTACCTGTGAAAAATCTCTCTTATTAAAATTAAAATTCAAGCTTTCTTGTGCAGAAGCACTCAAATTTTTGCTTGAATTTTCTTCATCCATATTTATTTTTTTAGTTGCCAAAGGTATCATCTCCTTCCTCTAACATTTGGTGCCCTAAACAATAAGGTATTAAAATCAAAATTATCCGTTTCATCTTCTTCGTTAAGCTGCAATTCAAGCTGGGTAATAAGCCAGTAATTGTACGCCAGACTAGAATATCTGTCTTTACGGAATCCTGCTTTTTCATAAACTCTTATCATATTGCTCTTAGGCTCATATTTTAGGTTGATAAGCTCATTTATCAACAAAGTTGTATTCATATATGGCATCTTCAACATAAGCTGTGATGACATATCTAAGTTTTTATAACCCTTAATATCTTCTAAAATGTTTTCCTCCGCATCATCATCATTGATTAAAAGACGAATTTTACCTTGTTTAAAACTTTCACGGAGTAACAATGCACACTCGGAGTTAAACTTATCAGTTGCTTTCACACTATAAATAACCTTTGGCGCATTTTTCACTTTGCAACGCGCAGCCATTTCATCATTATTTATACAGGAAATAGCAGGGTAGAGAATACTCATTTCAGGGTCATAGATATCACGAATTAACTGGTCATAAACACCAAGACCATTCAATTTTGTTATCCTGTAAGTTTTTTATCTTACAGTTCTGATGATTGTTCTTCTCATCAGTTCAGCATATTTTTTTATCTATATAAGATAGGGCGGCCTCGTGGAAATATTATTTCAATTTCTATGCGTTGCCCCTGACTACGTAGTAGCCTTCGGTTCAGGTTAGCATTTCAGCCTTCCTGCTTAATTCCGCCCAGTTCACCCAAATGTCACCATCTGGGGCGGCAATTTAATTTACCGGCTGTGTCTTGAATCAACCAGTCACAGTCAAATTCGTGAAAATATCGACGTGCAACCAACGCCAATTCATCCGTTGTAACATCTTCAACGTTTTCTGTATAAATTACATTTGTAATGTAACGTTTTGATGTATTTGGAATCAGTTGTGTTATAAAAATCGAAGATGCGTCATTGTCACGCTTTTTTGAACTCATCAAAGCAACGTCAAGACTTAAAATACGTACCTCTCCAGGTTGCTTAGGAGGTATCTTCAATTTCTTATCTGAAAGTAAATTGGCAATTTTAGAGGGATAATAGGCCCTTTCCAATTTACGTAATTTAGAAATATTATTATATTCAAACAAAGCACCATCAGCGGAACCTTGCCATAAACATTCCATTTCCATAGAATGCGTCAGTTCATTAAAGTCACTTTCAGACATTTCATCCGCTAACTGGTCAGCGTCTAACAATCCAGACATAATAGAAAGTTGATATGGCAATCCACAAAGAAAATATCTTTTTGTTGTGTCCAAAAAGTTGTTAGCATAGGATAGCATTTTTGCATATGACCAATGTGCAACAAACCAAGCAGAACTAAGATAAAATTCTTTGTTACGCTCAATATATTTCTTTTTGTTTTCTTTATATTTTGGTTTATCCATAAATTTTGGCTGTCTTGGTGTTGACAGGAATTTTTTCAAAACCATATTGATAATACTGAGGTCGAGCATACGAAATTCATCATATCGTGTGTTATCCTGTAGGTTTTTTATCCTACAGTTCTTATGGTTTCCCATAAGTCCAGCATATATTTTCACCCTCGTTTAACGTTAGGTTTGCAAGATACTACTTCTTGCTCATACTGTCCTATAGACAATAGTGCCGAACACTCGTGGTGGAATTATTCTTTCGTCATCCACTATGCGTTACAATGACAATGCCTCATTACTTGCATTGTTTATCTCGGTATCAGCATATAATTCTTTATCTAATATTTTTTCAAAATTTTGTGCCTCAAAATAAGGCAAACGAATTAATTTAATATTATGTTCTTGACAATACCTAGTCTTAATATCATCGCGGCGTGTAATACTTTCAAGACTAGAATGTGGATTAGCATGTTCAAATTTATTGGCCATATAATGAAATTGGCCGTCAACTTCAATGCAGATGTTTTTATCCTCAATATAATAATCAAACGGTAATACTCTAATATGCATACAATCATCAAAACGTTTTTCTTTAACATATTTGATGTTATTTTTTGCAAAATATGTTTCAACAATATTCATATAACTTGATTGTCGAAGACTACATCTGGGACATCCTTTGCCTCTTAATAAATTATCAGGAGAAATATCATATACATGTCCACAAGCAAGACGTCTTACAGTCAAAGGCTGTCTTGCCTTAACATATTCGCCCAAGATTTCATATGTATTGGGATATTTTATGTCTACTTCATGTTGTAATGTTTGTTTTGTTTTGAAGTGATTTTTCCCAGAACAAATATAACATCCTTCTTTAGTTTTTCCTGTCATTTTTGCAGGACTTTTAAAAATTATATGACCACAATGCTTACATAACAATTTAACTTTTGTCTCGTTATTAACATATTCAGACAATACATCAAATTGATTATTAAATAATTCATTCAACAAATTTTGAAAGTCGGAGGTAGTACGTTTTTTACTCATAAAATACCTCCGATATTAAATTTTTTCTATTACTTAGCTTTCACCGATTTTGCTCGGTTTCAACTGTATATTTCTATACAGCCAGACAATTTTATTTATCAGTATGTTAGCTCTCATAAATCGAGAGTTATCGTTTGCTGTCGCAACTTTCATAATTGAACCGTTGCGAAACTCAATATAAGCGTCGGATTGATTAACGACAACTGTTTTAATTTCATTTCTTAAATTTGCCGATTTCGGCATCAAAAGTTCAGTTACCTTTTCAAGAACACCTATGGCCTGTTTTCGTGTTTTGGAGGTAACAACAATAATAGTACCCGGATATAAAATACACCGTATAACACAGAATACTGCAATCAAAAAAGACTTGCCAAGGCCGCGAGCAGCAATGAACATGAAGTTTGTACTTATATTCATCATCACAATAAGTATTTTTTGAAACAGATGTAAATTTATATCCAGATACTCTTTTGCACAGCGATGAGGATTTGCACGATAATATGCTGTCATTCGCGCAACAGCATTCATTATCTTTGCTGATTTCTCTTGAGCAACTTCAATATCTGTTTTCACATTATCAGACATTGGAATCACCATCCTCGTCAGACATAGCAGCTTTTAATATATTAGCAATTTCAGCGTTTTCCTCGTCTTCACCATCTGCAAAAGTATTACGACGCTCAACAGAATACTTAGCCTTTTCACGTTCATATTCTTCAGCAGCATCATTTTTAATACCAAGCATTTTACATAAATGGCCTTGGAACCATACTGTGATAAAGCGTTTAATTCCGTCTACATCTTCAAAATCTGGGTCGGGCTCTGGTATTGGGTCTTCATTTTCCCATTTTTCAATGAGAGTGCCCAAGGTATTGGCTTCAACCATAGCATTATTACGTGCCTGTTTAGGCTGTAAGTTTGCAGTACCCAAAGTATCCTGAAAACTTTTTGTTGCACTATCCAAACCTTTCTGGTCATTGGCTGCGGCTGCTTTACGTATTCTTAATTTTAAAATACTCAATATCTGGAACAGTTCTTCCTGTGCCTTTGTAGAACACTCATAACGGGTAACCCAATCCTTATATTCCTTTTGTAAAAACTGATATTCAGACTGAGTATAACCAGGCCCAAACACATCTACCGTTTTTTCAGCTAATACTTTTTTATCTTCATTTACTTTATCAAGGTCAGCCTTGGTATGTATAAGTAAATCTTCAGCCCTCAAACTGTCATCGAATGTTTTGCCTTTATTCTGTACACGATTAACAGCTGTCATATAACTGCTAAACAATGAACCCGTCGCTACACTTGTTTTATTGGCAGAGTCAATCAATGTGTCGTCATAATACAGGTCAAGCCTCATGCACATTCTGCGCATTGCTTTTAACTCATTGCCATATTCCAAATAATAGTCTTTAAACATTTCCTTGCAACAAGTTTTGCACAGTGTCATATAATGGTCATTACCGTCATATGTGCGACTGTTAGAGAAATAAAAATATTTCTGAGGGTCACCTGATGTCTCCAATCCACAACGACTACATTTATAGTTTTTTGGAACTGGAGCAGGAGGGAGAACAGGTTTTGTAATTTTCTTTTTTGTAGCCATGCTCCACCTCCTCTTTATCTAAATCTGATATCGTATGTACAAACCAAACCGTTTTTGTCGCAGATTGCAACTGTCTGTTCCGGCTTATTCATTAAACGATTGTCAACTGCAAAATTATCCACACCAGACAAACAACCGGACTCAATCACTTTGGTGTCATACACAGTTGTCAAGGCATTTGTATGTCTATGACCTGCAAACACATAGGCAGGCTGTTTTCCAGTTACAAGTGTAAGTTTCTGAACAACAGTTTGTGGATTGTCTTTATCGCCGTGTACTGCATATGCCAATTTATCTTTCACATAGAATTTGCCAATACTTTCGTCAATCTCATTTTTAACAAATTCTACATGTGAGCAATTCTGTAATTTTGCTTTACAATAAAAGGGAATAAGTTCATCAAAATTTTCACCTTTTACGTGAGCATCTTTATTGGCTGTTGCACGACTGTGATTGCCTGCAACATTAATAACTTTTACTTTGCCAAAACATTTTGCAATTTCTGCGATAAACTCTGAAATAGTTTCTGATACCGAAATAATCTGTTCAACTACATTTTCACGATTCTCAACTCTGAGATTAAAATGTATGTTGCCACTGACTAGGTCACCACCACAAACTACATAGCAAGTTTCACACTTGTGTCGTTCAGCAATCTGTTTCACTTTTGCAGCATATTCGCGCAGTCTCTCGCGCATAACACGAGCATTATATTCATTCCAGTAATTATTAATCCAAATACCAGCATGAATATCTGTCAGGTGCACAACCATGTCACAACCATTTTCGGTTAATGTTACTTCTGGCACCTCAATTTTTTCATAAGCTTCAAGTTTATATTTGAAAATATCTTTAAGACTTTCTTTACGTGCCGCGCTTGCAACAGCACGCTTATAAGCTGCGCGCTCGTCACGAATTTTGACCATATCTTTTTCAAGAAGCTGACGCTGTTCTTTAATTTCAGCCAACAGTTTCTGGTCATCAGTAAGCTTGTCCATATGGACGTCATATACTCTTTTAAAAGACTGATACATTTTGCGATATGCGCTTGAAGTTCGGTTATAGCCAAGAGTTTCATTGATTATAACTTTGACATCTTCCCAAGAACCAATACTATCTTTGGCATCACATACTCTGAAAATGTACGCAATCTCGTTTTCATTTTCATATCTTTTAAAATTCATTTTCTTCCTTTTATTTACTCCATTTAATATCAAAAAAATCTTTTGCAATCTGTGGATATTTGCATTCAAAATCAGTCATATATCTCATTTGACTTTTTCGCCCTAAACTTCCACAATATAAACAATATTCGCGAAAAGACATTTTTTTAAAAAAGCTTGGCTGATTACACCAAGCGGCAATTGTGTCATACAGCCCTCTGTATGGAGATTGCTTATAATCTGCATATCTCATAACATATGGCAATGAATGATATGTCATTAAAAGCCGAATACGCTTAAAAAGGTCTATAATATCTTGGCACCAAAATAATTCATCATAATTTCCTGGACAAGAATGGTTATATCCACAAAAACAATAAAATTTTGGAACTTTATCTGTATAATTACGTAATAAGCGTAATTTAGATTCTATAATTGAGGCGTCTGCTAAATTATCAAATGCAAATATATAATCACCTATCCAATTTGAACTAAATAAGACTTTGCACTTTTCTTCATTCAACAAACGTTCATCAAGTCCTTGCTTAAATTGAAATTTTTTACCTGTCATATTCAATTCATCAAAAATATCTGACCATTTTTTGCATGCCAAAACATTATCATCTAATAAACAAATATAGGGACGGTAAATATCTAAAAATTCTTTTACATGACTATGTATAAGACATTCTTTATAATTTTGATTGACACAAAAAGAACATTGTCGAATACACCCGCGGCTCATAAATCCAATTGAATATTTTGTATAATATTGAAACTCTTTAGCTGGTATTCCTAATTGTATTTTCTGATTTACCCATTCATCATAAAGATGATAATCTGGGAAAGCATGCTCAATCTCAAAAGCAAGAGGAGGGGCTTTATCATAAAAAAATCCGGTTCCTCCATATATCACTTTTGTATTATTTACAATAACATCAGGTACATCCGTATCGGTAAATACTTTCGATAAAAATATTAGTTCAAATCCGTCGATACTTTTCTCATCTAAAATGAGCTGAACTTCATGGCCATAATGTTTATAATATGAAGAAATTTTCATACATGCCAAATTAGGAAAACGATGTTTTTTGCGCCATAATAAATCAGCATCAATAATACCTATCTTCATTTTCTTCCTTTTATCTAACAAAAATAGCAGAGGTTATTCCTCTGCAAACATATACTTCATTAAATGCATAATTACAGGTACACACCAGCCGTTGCCAATTTGCTGATATGCTCTGGTATCACTGACTGGGAATTCATACCAGTCGGGAATGCCTTGTAGTTTTTTGCATTCATTGACTGTTAATTTTCTTATAATATAAAAACCGTCAGATAACTTAATGTCATACTGACGGCCTTTAATATCTATCTTATTATTTTTTACTTCATATACTGGGTATTCTTTACCATCTGCTGCACTTATTGCAGTTATCGGAATATCACCATCAAACTGGACAGGAATTGCATATAAGCCAGTCTTGCCACCAGCTCCACCAGCGTTACCTTTTAATGTAACTGATTTTCCGTTGATGTCATAAATGCGAAGTCCCTGGCTTGTTGATAATTCACCATTGGGGCGCGGTAATGCTCCAACTTGGCGGCATCCCACATATTCAGCAACACCGCTTGCGCCATAAGAACTATTCCAGCCACCAAGCATATTAGATGGTGAAGTCTTAGAATATTGAGCTTTTATAGTTAAGCTTTTCCCATCAGGACGAGCGTTGATTGGCTCACAACAAATATCAAGAATATCTTTAAGTAAAATGCCCATATTTTCAGGCTGTGGTATTACGATTTTCTTATAAGTACCATCCGCCTGTCTTATGCCACACCAGTATACGCGTTTGCGTGATTGAGCTGTCAATAAAGCAGCATCTACCATGACAGGCTCAAAACCAAATTCATCTGAGATAGCTTTTTTAATAGTAGGGGACATACTATCATTGTTTTCATATAAAAAGTATTTTGGTTTGGCTTCTTTAAGACCCCTTGCATACTGCGAAAACAAATCCCATCCCATTCCATTTGCTTCGGTTTCGCGACCTTTTGTTTTGGCGGACGACCAAAATACACACGGCGAACCACCAGCAAGCAAATCAATTCCTTCATACGCTGTAAAATCAGCAGTAAAAACATCGCCACAGTGCTCTATCATAGGAATGTTATGTGTGGAGGATTGTATAGCATACTTATCAATCTCATACGCTACATAACGGTCTACTGTTTGCCCCCCCCTCCGTGAGGGCAATATAGGCACAACCCATACCGTCAAACAAACTTAAAACGTTCAAATCCTTTTATTCCTTTTTATTCAAATTAAAAACAGCCGGATTTTCATCTGGCTGTTCATTGTATTCATCAAGCATTTTCCAACGAAACTTTCGGTCTGTTGGCACAAGTCCTTTATCTTCTAATTCAAATCTTTTATCAAAATGATGGACAGTGATACCTCCAGGTTTAAAACTTACAGGACTATCCAAATCCCACTTGAGTAATATCTGCCATAAATCTGGATAATTCTTGCGTAGCTTCCTCAATTGGTCTACACCTTGGTTATGACAAAACCAACATCCACCACGCTGCGCTTCTGTATAAATTGGGGAGAGAAGATTGTTATCGGCACACCATTTTCTGCAATATGCTTCATCCCAACCCATTTCTACAAGAGGTAATTTGATATCAGATTTTATACTATGACGGGCAATACGTTCTGGTTCATCAGCAGCAATGCCCAAATATTGCACAATATTTATATCTGCACCTTGTGCAATGGTGCCGTCTAAAAACACTGGTCTTGAGGCTGGTACACCAATTTCCTCGTTTGATTGAAATTGGAAACCCGTAGGGCAGAGGTTTTGAGCTGGCTTGTACACCATTGTCCTTTGAGCATTGGGAAGCCCCATATATCTGCTCCATACCCCCTCACGGAGGTTTTCTTGCGATTCGGTACTCGATAAAAACATTTTTCGTAAGTCAGCTTCTCGAGACATTGATTGCAAGATGTTGGATTTGAGTCTACTTGTGCACCACGCTCCAACAGCATATGGGAAGCCATAGATACGTCCAGCATTTCTGCCTTCATTAATGTAGGTATAGAATTGCTTTTCGTAAGTGAGCTTGTACTCTCTCTCTCTCTCTCTCTCTCTCTCTGTCTCGCACATACGTGCTCGACCACAATACCATATTTTTCTTTAATTATTTCATCTGCTTTACGTTTGAACTCTACCATTGGTGGTAAATCTGCCGGAATTTCATCAGTAGCCCAAACATCTGCAGTTATAATACGGTCAAGAGGCCATCCTAATTGCTTTATAGCTTCAAGCATAGCAAGACTGTCTTTACCATAG